GGAAGACATTTTCTATTGGAGAAGCTCTTGTTTTAGATTTAAGAGGAAACGCAGCTCATGCACCTACATTTGCAGTAGATACAAATACACAATTTCAAATCATTGCCACAGGTGGTACTGGTACTTTCAGTCTTGCAATATTGTATGCTAAGTAAAGGAAAAGAATGAGTCAGATATATAAAAGTTTAACATCTGGACCAGTACCTCCTACAGTACCTACTAGCTTCGTAACTGATGTAAATTCTCCTGCCATTCCAGCTGCCAATGTACTAAATGAAATAGGTGGTAGTACCAGTATAAATAATAATAATGGAATTCAGACAGATGGTTCCTCTGGTAGTAATACTTTAACTATCCAACTCACTAATCGTCTAACAGGAACAGCAACGGTAGTAGGTGCTACAACAGGAGACATAATAACTTTTGCTCTTGGTGCATCTGCCGCAGTGTATAGATTTACTTTTATTGTTTCCGGAAGAGATACAGCAGGTGCAAATGTTGGTACAGGATTAGGATATACGGTTGATGCATCTGCTAGAACAGATGGTTCTACTTCTACAATTATTTCAACACCAGATATAGATGCCGATGAAGATACAGTATTATCTGCAGCTCTCATGGCAGTAGTAGCTAGTGGAAATAATGTGATTGTTAGAGCTACAGGAGTAGCAGGAGAAACAATTTCTTACCGGGCCGTAGGCTCCTACGTGGTGGTATAATGAGTGGATTTGATAATGAAACAGTATATGCTAACAACTGGGATTTCAGAGGAGTACAGCCTGTACTTCCTCAAGTTACCGCTACAGGACAATTGCCTATAGGAACAGGTGCAAGCCCAGCAATTCTGGTAGGAAAGCTTACTTCTCCTCTCGGAACAGTAACAATTGGTTATTCTTCTCCTAATATCACATTAGATATTGCAGGCGGAGCCTCTGCTATAGAAAAAATTAATCTTCAGACTGGAACATCTCCTATAGTGCCAGCCGCAGGAATAATTACTTTTAACGGAGCAACTGTATTGGCAGGAACTAATCCTGTAAGAACCGATGGTACAGGAGCTAATACAATGGCTTTGGAGGTGCAGATATCTCAAGCATTATCTGCTGCTGATGCAACAAAAATAGGTCTTAGCAACTTTGATTCTACAAGCTTTTCAGTAGCATCTACCGGATTTGTAACAATGGCTGGAGGCGGTGGATTTACTTGGAGTGATATTTCTGGTGCATTTTCTCCTCTAAAAAACCATGGTTATTTTATTACAGGAACAGCTAATGGAACGCTTCCTGCAGCTCCTGCTCAAGGAGATACAATTAAGTTTTTTGTAGACACAGCTCAGATTCTAACCATTACTGCTTCAGGAACGCAAATTATAAGAATGGGATCAGCAGTAACAGCAGTAGGCGGTACAGCAGTTAATACTGCACAAGGAGATTCAGTTGAACTTACATATCGCACTAGTGATACGTGTTGGTGTGCTATTTCTGGATTTAGTGGAATATGGACAGTGACATAAAGGAGATGAAAAAGAATGACAGTTGTAACTAGTGATAACAGATATGCAACAGCGCAATTGATTGTTGCTCCTACTCTTGCCCAAGGTGCAAATTATACCACTGTTCAATCGGCAATTACTGCCGCTTCATCGGGACAGACTATTTTTATTCGTCCAGGAACATATACAGAGAATCTAACCTTAAAAGCCGGAGTTAATCTAGCTGCATTTGAATGTGATGCATTTAATCCAAACGTTACAATAGTGGGTACATGTACATTCACAGGTACTGGAACGGTATCTATCTGGGGAATAAGATTACAAACTAATAGTTCATTTTTATTAGCAGTCACAGGTAGTGCTGCATCCGTAGTATGGCTAAGATCATGTTATTTAAATTGCACAAATAATACAGGAATTTCTCATTCATCTTCCAATTCAGCATCTCAAATTCGCGTAGATAATTGTTTTGGAGACATTGGAACTACAGGAATTTCTCTTTTTGCTTCTACAAGCTCTGGAACAATTGGAATAGTATTTACTCAAATTACAAACACAGGTGCTTCTACAACGTCTAGTACAGTAAGTACAGGTACGATAAACATTTTTGAATGTAATGTTGCTATCCCATTTACTACTAGTAGTATTGGTTTATTAAATATCCAAAATTGCATCGTGAACACTTCAGCAACTAATACTACTGCAATAACGACTGCAGGAACTGGGGCAACTAACAATGTAATCAGTGGATATATTTTATCTGGCTCAGCATCTGCGATCAGTGTTGGTACTGGAACCACTTTGGAGATTACATCTGCTACAGTAGGCTCTTCAAATACTAATGCTATTACTGGGGCTGGAACATTAATTCATACAGGATTAGCTTATGCCAGTACTTCTTCACTTGTGAACACTACCACGATTACGGATCGAGCATTTGGAAGAACAGGAACTTTTACACCAGGATTATCTTTTGGTGGAGGAACTACAGGAATTACTTATTCGGCACAACAAGGTTTTTTTACTATTATTGGAAATGTAGTGCATATAAACATACGAATTGTTTTAACAAGTAAGGGTTCATCGACAGGAACTGCTCAAATAACAGGATTACCTGTTACAAATGGCAGTAACATTATCTCAGCGATTGTTGTAGGTTCTTTTGGAGCCGTAACCTTAACTGCTACATATACTTCTATATTCTTATCTCTTGATTCTGCAGCTACTACCGCAACACTTAATGCTTCAACTGCAACAGGATTGGCTTCTATTCTAGTAACCGATACAATGTTTGCAAATAATTCGAATTTAAGAATAACAGGTTCTTATCTTATTGCTTAGGATGGTCTGGAAATAAATAAATCCAACAATCTGCATAAGCATCCAACATTCCACGAATCCAGTAATTGGATTTTTCTTCAGAATATGGATCATACCATTCTTCTAGATCATCCATTCTATCTAATAAAAATTCCCTTGTGATCTTCTTACAATCACATTCGCAAGCCATAAGTTGAAATGGTATAAAAAATAATAAAAAAAAATTTCTCATGTTACCCTTAGTGAATTTACATGAAAAATTTATTATATCACTTTATATGTTCACAAGTGTTTTCTTAAGTTTTTGTAAAGAAATTTATGTGTAAATGACAAATCCTTGATTTTTTTTCATGTAAAATTTATCGTATTTTTTTAAATCTGGAGACCTACATGAAAATATGGATGATAAGCTTTATTTTATTTATCGCTTGCTCAGTATATGGTAATGAAAAAAAATATATTTCAAAAAATCAAATAACAATAACAGAGTATGGAATAATAATAAATGCGCCTGAGGGTGTATACGTAACTGATTCAGTAGTATTTTTAGGAGACGGGAAATATATGATATCTAGCAATATACGTGATTGCCCAAAATACACTCCCGACCCCGAAAAAAATAAAAAATAATACTTTATTTAGAATTACAAATCTTCCAAAATTCAATGTTCTCTCCACGATATTGTTCTAGATTAACATTTTTAAGTTCAGGAACTTTGGAGTAATCTATGTTTCCTTTTCTTAAAATCTTAGAAACTGTTATGCCGTTTCCAATAGAATTTTTATCCTGGCACTGACGTACTAGCAATTCTCTCAGTCCCTTTTCTAATTTTTGTAAATGAAATATTTGATTAGAAATTCTCTTCCATTCCTCACTTACTTCATTCCAGATTTCTGAAGATTTCATTTCGTAATCTTTTTCAGTGAGATCAGGTGCTATCAATTCCTGTATGCACTCATAAAATTCTTTCTCTTTCGACAACATTTTCTTTATGTATTTATCATCTCTATAAACATTCACTATCACTCCATTGTCTCCATCGAAAGAAAAATAAATAGCATTCTCCACTTGTGCTACCTCCATTTGGTGTTGTAGTTGAGGAATGTATTTTTCTGGCACTTCTCCATTCATAGCTTTTTCATGATCCACTTTCCCAGCACATTTCACTTCAGCAATTTTATTTCCTTCTACATTCATTCCATCGAGGGATGCCATCATCCATTCATATGTACGGTGGAATATTACCTTTGGAGAAAATAATTCTCCTGTAAGGTGTTCAAGTTTTTCAATTGCCTTTGATTCAAGATTGTGTCCCCGTCTCATAGCAGAATTTTCCTTCCAGGACTTCATAGCAAGCTTTTCTTGCCACAATTGATAAGGTGTCCTCCATGGAGACACTCCCATAATTACAGGGGCATCTGAAGCCCCTATTTTAGTTCTACGCATTTCTTTCCATTCCTCAGTGTTTTGCATTATCTGATTATGCATATGCCGCCTCCTTACTACTCTCTTTTGACTTTTTTTCGATAGCTGATTTTATTCTTAAATACATCTGAGATGGCAGTTGATCTAATGCTTCAACATTAGGTAATTCTTTCTTCAAAAACGACCAGAATTGCGTCTGATAAATCGGATCACAACTGTACAACATATCTTGCAACTCAGTTGACTGAGCCTTAGATATTTTAGTAACTAATGGTTCCTTTTTAGCAACATTCATAGAGGCCGCATTTCCGTCATCATCTTCATCTGTAGTCACTCCAACAAGAGCTGCCAAACTGTATCTTCTCATGTAGGTGATCGCTGATCCTATTCCTTGTGCGTCTTGCTTATTGGGAATGATTGGAAGAATTGATTTAATCCATTGCCCACTAGAATGGGCCAATGTTGTCACTAAAAATATCTTATCCTCCTTGTAATCCATCGTTTGGATAACAGTAAGACCATTCTTTGTGAGAGGGGTCCTACATGCATCCCATACATTGGAAAGATCTGCGTATTTGCTTTTGAAGAAAGGGTTCACGCTATCTTTAATCGCAGGAGTAATTTCTGACTGTGCTTTTGATAGAGCGAAAGCCAATTCATTTATTTGTTCAGATTGGTACATATTATGCTCCCACTTTTGCTAAAGATTTAATATATTTATTATTTGCAACTTTCCACAGATGTAATAGATCGGAAACATCATTGGATGCATTCTTCTTTACAACTTTCAGATCGCCTGCTGGGAGATTAACACCAAATTTTGCTCCCAATTCTTCCAGGCAATTTTCAAGGTCTTCAATTGCACCATTGTGGTAGACAATGTCCAATATCTCCTTAAACCAATACTTTCCTTCATCTAATTTTTCTTGTTTTTCATCGCAGTAGCAGCAATCTTGTTCGTAGCTTATATCATCATATGTAAACATTTTTGGATCCTTTTTTTTATTTATTTTAATTTTAATTATACAGTGTATATGAAAAAATTTCCTTCAATATGTGGGTTGCCATACAATCTTTGAAGGGCATCTTTGTCTTTCTCAAGCATCTCTTCTGTATCAAACACTAAGTACTCTCTTCCCATGTAGATAAAGACTAGGTAGTCAAAAGTTCTTATTCTGAACAGATCTGCTGACAACCACTTAGCTAACACTTCGAGCTTATCCATTTTTACCCCTTGGTTTGGATTATGATGAAAATATAACAGAGTGGTGAATTTTCACAAAGAAAAAAAGTGAAATTGCAACAAAAGATTGAGTTAGGTACAATGCGGCGCAAAAAAGGAGAAACGATATGGACCTAAGAGAATATCTCTATCAGAAAAGAATGAAGATCAAAGATTTTTCACAGATTTTGGAATACGACAGATCACAAGTAACACAGGTGATAGGGGGCAAAAGAAAGCCTGGAAGGAAAATGATTATGAGAATAGAAAGAGCCACTGAAGGATTAGTAACTAAAGAAGACTTATTAAAAAATTATAAAGATAAAAATAGTTCTGAAGAAAACGATTCCTTCAATTTTATTGCCGATAAATCAATAAATGATTAGGTTATTCAATAAAAAAGGCGGGAAGGATCCATCCAACCCGCCTAAAACAAAACTAGTGACCAAAGCTACCCAGCAAAATCACTACAAATCACTATACCAACAAGAAGCAGGACACAGTGAATATGACAGAGAATATAGTATACATCTCCTTTTCTCACAACAATCTTCTTCTTAGAATTAACGAAAAAACATTTTCTACCGAAAATCTAAAAACCAATTTTTTAGGAATTGGCAACTTTCAATTTCATTATCTAGTCGATTTCTCAAAAATATTAAAAAAAATTAAAAACAACAAGGATACCAATGAATAATAATCACATGCGAGTTCCGGGACTATTTATTCCAGCTGAAATCCTCGAAATGGAAGATCTTTCATTTTTTGAAATGCTTCTTCTTTCCTGGATAGATGCTCTCTATTGCCCACAACATGGAGGATGTTATGCCTCTAATGAATATTTGGGAAAAAAAGTTCGAAGCTCTAAAGAAAATAGTATAGCAAAAGCTTTAACTAGACTTAGGAAAAAAGGATTGATTGAAGACATTTCTTTTAATGGAAAAACAAGAGTAATACGAGCGCTCATACATAAATATATCGATAAGAAACAATCTAAATCAGGGTTGGATAAAAGTAAGAAAAGGGTTGGACAAACGTCCATCAAGGGTTGGACAGATGTCCATCAAGGGTTGGACAGACGTCCATCGAGTCCTTATATAGATAATAAAGAAGATAGAAAAGGGAGGAGGAAGGCGGCACAGCCGCTCAGCCCCTCCCCTTCTTTTTCAGAAAAAAATAAACCAGAAATGGTGAAGTTTGGTGAGTTTGTAGAACTCAAGAAAGGGGATTATGAAATCCTATGCGATGAGATCGGTAAGGATCTCGTGGATTACTACATCCAATCCATCAACAACTACATACCCAATGCGCCTAAGCAATACAAAAGCTATGCATCTGTAATTCGTCAATGGTATTTGAAGGATAAAGCAAAGGGATCTCTTCCTAAGAAAGAAAAAATAAAAGGGATGACCCGAAGATCATCCCCTAAAGAAACGAGAGAAGAGATTGAAAAGCTAAAGAAATTAGCTGATCGTCTAGAAGGTATCCTGAGACGTAGATTCACTGCAAACATTATTTTTGAATCCGGACCTACAAAAGTAATGTTAGTCAATAAATCAAAAGATTTTTATAAGGAGTACGAATATGAAGACTATGACTTGCAAACCTTCAAGGAAGAAATTAGAAGAGGTATTGATATTTGCTTTCCAGGTTCTAGTAAAGAAATTCCTTGGAGTTAAGGAAAAAATGCTGAAAAGAATCAAAGCCCCATCTACGAGCCGAGTATTCGTTAACAAATGCTCCTGGGAATGCATAGGAGGCCGTACAATCTACTTTCGGAGTAAATTTGAGGTTAGGGTAGCCTGGTACCTAGAAAGTTTAATACAGGCCCGGAAAATAGGTAATTGGGATCATGAGCCAAAGACCTTCTGGTTCGAGGAAATAAAAAGGGGGGTAAGATCTTATCTTCCGGATTTCAAAATTACTCGTCTGGATGGCACTCATTGCTGGATTGAAGTGAAGGGGTACATGGATGCAAAAAGTAAAACAAAGCTGAAGCGATTTAAAAAATATTATCCTAATGAGGAACTTTTCCTATTTGGATTAGAAAAGTTCTCAAATCAATTTTCTTTTTTAGAAATAGAGAAAAAAATTACAGGATGAGGTTATGAAAAATAAATATAATTTGATATAATGGTGGATATGTATAACATAAAGAAAAAACTAAATTTGCAACATCTAGAAAACTTAGGCTTAGAGGTTTTTGTGACAATTTTTTCATTTGCAGGATTTGTTGGTTGTATGTTTTGGGCCTTATGGGGAGGCAGGTAAATGGAAAAAAGAATTTCTATTTTTAGTGATGGTGAGATTGATGAACTTGAGTGCAGAGTAAATGAATATTTGGAATCTCACGAAGGATTTCTTCATGATGTTGTATTTCAGGCTGTGGTGACTGAGAGATATGAAGAATATTTTGCAATATTAGTACACACTCCAAAGAGGGAAAAATGAAAATCAAAGACAAAAAAGTAAAAAAAATGATGCATGAGTTCAAGGAAGGAAAGTTACATTCCGGATCAAGAGAAGGTCCTGAGGTTACAGATAAAAAGCAGGCGGTTGCTATTGCATTAAGCGAAGCAAGAAAGTCCGGAGCTAAAATTCCAAAGAAAGGAAAGAAGTAAGATGGATAAAAAGATGCGCAAAGTAACCAAAAAGATCAGGAAGGCTGAATCTACTCTAAAGAAAGCAGAAAAAGAGAATGAGAAGTTAGCCAACTATGATGAAAAAGTACGGGATCCTATGATCAAGAAGTACAAGAAAATGGAAAAGAAATAATTTGAAAAAAAGATATCAATTGGTGAGGGATAACTTTTCTGTTCTTTTACAATATGTGGATATTTTGAGAGAGCATGGAATCAAAAGTGAAAGCGAATTAAATTTTTTCATCAATTTAATAGATGCTCTAGGACATCAATGTAAACAATATTTGAACTCAGACGAAGTAAGAAGGGAAATACCATAATGGTTGAAATAATTTATTATGAGAAAGTAGAAAAAAATAAGACAATTGCTCACGTAGATGTGAAAGTTCCTATACTTACACCTACCACGATAGTGATAAGAAATATAGCTCAATTAAAAACAGGCGATAGAAAGTGGCTAGCATTTCCTTCATTTAAAAGAGACGAGATTTTCCACAAGTATTTCCAATTTGAGAACGAAGAATACAATAAAGTCTTGATAAAAAAAATAGACGAAGAGCTAAAGAAATATTTGATGGGATTTGTAGATTGAAAGGAGAGGAATATGTTTAGAAATATCCCGTCCGACATGCTTTTTGGCATAATGATGTGCTCTATATTAATATTATTAGTGCTTATCCCTTTCCTAGGAAGAAACAAACCATAATGACATAAAATTATCAGACCATACTAGCATAGAGCCTATGAGTAAAAATATTCATATACTTTTAAAGTTTAAAAAATAAATATTATGGAATACGAGTCACATGCACTGTTAACAAACACATTGAGGTGTATGTTTATAGAATTTCTTACAGAAATGAGAGAAAAGAATCTTACTCTTCTCTCAAGTAGAGATGAGATAAACGAATTTCTATACCACTGGATAGATGTGAGATCACCCTATCTAATAGAAATTCTAGAGGAAATATATTTGGAATCAATGGAAGATTTATACGGAGAATCATATGTCGATTGAATTGAGAGTAATAGTAAGGGATGATGAGAGAAAGTTAACTAAAGATTTTAATATATATGAGAAGGTATCATTAGCAGAAGATGATCCTGTCATCTCTCGATGTATAAAAGAAGTAGTACAAGAGTTTCAAGGAACTCCAGATGATATTAAAATAAAAGCTACAATGGTGGTTGCGTAGTGGGCAGACCTACTAAATCAAAGATAATGGGCAGACCTCCAAAGCAAGTGGATTGGAAGCTATTTAAGAGCTTATGCGAACTCCATTGCTCTATGGAAGAGATTTGTCACGTATTAGACTTTAATGCAGATGTTTTAAGAGAAAAGATTAAAACAGAATATGGGTGTACATTCCAAGAACAGAGAGAAAAGTTTTCAGCGCATGGTAAACTTTCTTTGAGAAGAGACCAATTTAGAATGGCTAAAAGGAATGCAGCTATGTCTATTTGGTTAGGTAAGCAATACTTACAACAAAAAGATGTGCAGCATGAGATACAGGTAAATGAAGATGTTCATAATAATTATTTGAATTTGATGCTTCAGCTTTCCTCATTACAATCTGATCGCAAGATGGAAGAAAGTAACATCAATAAAGAACCGAAATCTGAATGAGTCACTGGACTGAATAGAGCGTGATCTGGAAGAGATTTTATTCTAGCAGTCATTTCATCCAAGATATCTAACATTTCGTTTCTGCAGGGCTTTGCATGGGTTTCTGTGATAGTTTCCTTGGTGGGTTGAGTATCTTTTTGGAATTTTGGGATGATCTCATTGCCATCATCATCCACTATGACAAAGTTTTCTAGATTACTAA